AACCCCCCTCGTTAGTTTTTTCACTCATCGTACTTTACCAAGGTTTATTCTCTGGTAATGCTGTTATGATCCCACAACGCTTAAAAGTTCTATTCGGTAATAAATTCTTTCGTTTGTTCTCCCTGTTTCTAATCACTTTAACATCATCCAGAGATGTTGAATATGCACTTTTATCTACGGTGATTTTCGTCACATTTATTTACGTGTTAAAAACTCCCGAGGAGCGTGAGAAGACTGGACTGATTTAATTTATCCACTACAAGTAGAATGAAGATTCATATTATAGGCGCAGGTCCAAGTGGTATGTCATTAGCTTGGGAATTTCTCAGAGCGGGAAATGACGACATAACAATTTATGATAGAAAACTATCTGCTGGTGGATCGTGGTGGGAACCAGAAATAGAGACAAGAGATCTTCACGCACACAGGATCGTATTCGATCGCGCTTTTATCAATACACAATCACTTTTCAAAGAGATGAATATTTCATGGAATGATATCTTTCAACATGTGAATAAAAAGAAGTATCTCGATACCGCTTTTAAATCTCTAAGTTTTGGAGATTACAGAACCCTGATTTCACTGTTTACACGCGTACTCACACAATCGGATAAATACAAGGAAATATCTCTCGTAAATGCGATTGGATCTCTCAGTGAGAAAGGTAGAGCGTACATAGAACACTTACCATTAATAATGGATGGTGTCACATGGGATGTCATGTCCGCCTATGAATTTGTAAAAAATATAGATCATACTTCACTTTCGAATATGTATACACAAAGAGTCTCTGGTAAAGTAATGTGTGATGCCATGGAAAAGTGTTTACTAGATCATGGTGTTAACTTTATTTTTGGAACTGAAGTAACTTCCATAGAGTATCGAAGTGATGGGTATTCGGCCAAATTCGACACTGACCAAATTATAAACGATGGCATGTTATTCTTATGTGTAGATAACAGTCCAGCTCTAAAACTCTTGGGTGATAACTGGGGTCCGGATGCAGAGAAAAAGTTGCGAGGAAGTACATACGGCGCCATAAATGTTCTTCTCGATTACGACAAGAAACCAGTGTTGAAAACTGATATAGAAATAGCAACACAAACCCAATGGAACTTACAACCTAAAGTTCTTTCAGATGGAAAAACAGTCTCGTGTGTTATATGTGACTTGACCGAAGAGATTTTGAGTTCTAGTCCCGAAGTCGTAAAAGGAGAAGTTCTTAAGCAACTCGGTTTACCTGAACCAAATGATATACGAATTGGGTGGGGTGCAGAATGGGAAGGTGACAAGTGGACATTTTCCCAATCATCGGGTGTTCTCAGTCTCCATGGTCAACTCCCATTTTTTGGAAACTGTTCAAAAGTTGCCATGTGTGGTATGATGTCCCCCAGAAATACACCATATTCGAGTATCGAGTCAGCCGTTGAAGTATCGAGATCTCTGAGTCATCAAATCTTCGGTACTAGAAAGCCACTCAAACCCCTTCTCGTTTCCCATGTTTTGTTGTACACTTTTGTGATACTTATAGTTTTAACGTTAGTTTATTTTAAGAAGAAATGAAGTTTCTAGGAAAGGTACACGAACCCATTTATGACTTCAATGATAAAAAGTATATTCGTTTTATAATTCCATCTAAGTGTTCAGAAATTATAGAGCGAATGCATATAAATAAATGGCGTTTTCTATCAAACCCAAATATCGACAACCCATTGGATGGCAACATCTTGACAGTAAAAGTTCCATTTCGGTACCGAAGAGTCATGTGTAACGTTCAAGGAAAACCTATTCAATCTCTTATCAAAGGTGACGAAGCCGAAATTGAAATAGAATTCAAAGGTGCATGGAATGTTGGTAATTATTCGGGTTTATCTTGGGTACTCTCTTCCTCAATCTTCTCGAGTCCCTGAGTAGGATCTAGGGGTAATTCAATCGTGTTCACACCACCCTTTTTCAGGTTAGAAAAGGTTTGAAGCATTCCTTGGAGACGAAAAACTTCTTGAGTCATTTGTTCGATATTTTCTTGAAGTCGTTTAATATTCTCATCAATGTCAAGAGTGGGCATCGTGTAGTTATTTAAAGTTTCGCATCTTTAAATAAGTATGCTCTCCAGAACCGGATACATCGTGAATACGGGTCCAATTCAGGAAATTAAAAAGGAACTTACCGTAAGACCTATAGTAAATGGGGATTACGGATTCCCTCCACCGCCTTTCAAAGTTTTCAGACCAGCTAAGAATGGAGTCTGTGTTCCAAGATTCTATGGAACTTCTAAACTTGGAGAACCACGTGAAGACAAAAGACCGGAACCCACCCGGATCAATACCAAATTTGTCGGAAAACTTCGAGATTCTACACACCAAAATGATGCCCTCGGAGCAGCAATTAAAGCAGGGCATGGTGTGCTTTCTCTACCATGTGGGTATGGCAAAACGACGGTATCCTTGGCCATAGCGTGTAAGTTAGGGTACAGGACCATGATTGTCGTACACAAACAATTCTTAGCAGATCAATGGCGAGAAAGGATTCAACAGTTTTGTCCGGGTGCCACGATTGGTGTAGTACAACAAGATAAGAAGGAAGTCAATTGTGACTTTGTCATCGCTATGCTCCAGTCACTATCACTCAAAGAATATTCATTTTCAGATTTTGATAGTGTAGGAACTCTCATAGTAGATGAGGCGCATCACATTTGTGCCAAGGTATTTAGTCAGAGTTTATTTAAAATGTGCCCCAAGCACATCTTTGGACTCTCGGCGACACCCGAACGAAAAGATGGTCTCACTAAAGTGCTTCATTGGTTTATGGGTCCAACATTTTTTGCGGTTGAAAGAAAGAATCAAGAACAGGTTGAAGTGTTTCAAGTTACGTTCGATTCACCGAATTATAGAAACCCTCCACCATCTATGAGAAATGGAAAGATTTCAATGCCAAATATGATTACATATCTAGTTGAAGATCGTCAAAGAAATAAGATGTTAGTAGAGTTGGTGAAAAAGGCTTCAGCGGGTACTCGACAACTTTTAGTTCTTAGTGATCGCCGACTTCATTGTGAATTCCTTCACCAATGTTTCCCCAAAACTTCAGGACTCTATATGGGTGGTATGAAAGAAGCCGCTCTCCAGGAATCTTCGAAGAAGAAGATCATATTCGCAACATTCAGCCAAGCCCATGAGGGTCTCGATATTCCAACTCTTGATACAGTTATCTTAGCCAGTCCCAAGTCTGATATCACTCAAAGTATTGGAAGAATTATGAGAGAAACAAAGGGAAAGAAGAATGATCCTCATATTTATGACGTACATGACCCTTGGTCGATCTTTACAGCGATGTATTACAAACGGATGAAGGTGTACAGACAAGGTGGATTCAATATACGTGGAAAGATTGTGGAAGAAAAGAAGAGTGACTTCCCTCAGGGAAAGTGTCTGTTTTTATAATCTGAACATCTATTAAATGTCGGGTGCATTAATACAATTGGTATCCAAGGGAATACAAGATGTCTATCTAACTAGTGACGATGGACATTCTTTTTTCCGCATGAAGTTTACGAGGCATACAAACTTTTCTCAAGCACCCAAATACATTAAAAATATTTCAGCCAAAGATACATCTATTAAAATTCCTGTTTTGGGTGATGTCCTCAATGGTCTATGGTTTGAATCGAGTTCTCTGAACTCGAATGCTAATATCGCATCCAATCTATTTTTTAATTCTACACTAGATCTCTTTATAGGCGGTCAAAAAGTTGATTCACAACCATATGATTATTTCGGTGATATATGGCCAAACTACTTAGCTGATACATGGAATAAATCACAAGAACTTAACAATAAAACTTCGACATCTAACTTTACATTCGTTCCACTTCATTTCTTTTTCTGTGATCATAAAGCATTTTTACCTCTCATAGCATTACAACATCACGAAGTCGAAATACGAATTAATTTTGACGAAGCAAATTTAGCTACTATAACAACCGACGACCAGAACGCTAAAATATACGGAAACTATGTATATTTGGACAAGGAAGAGAGGGAATCTTTGATTAGTCGATCATTGGATTTCGTCATCACACAAGTCCAGAAAATAGAGTTTCCCCTCGCGACTACTATTGATAACACATTGGCCAGTAATGAAAATGTGTGTGACATATCTTCATTCAATCATCCAGTTAAATCGTTATTCTTTGGTTTTGGTGCAAACAGTGGTGATTTTGCAAACGATCGTTTCACATTTAAGAATGCGGATTTACAAATAAACGGGATACCTTTAATCGAACAGATGAGTCCCATGTACTTTCATACTATTCAGAATTATTTCAAATCATCCTTTGGAACATCTGAATTTATCGCAGAGAATCAGGTACTAATGTATACCCGTTTCTTCGCCTACCATTTCTGTATGAACGCATCAGACTATAATCCATCTGGATCCTGTAATTTCAGTCGGCTCGATAACGCCAAGTTAACCATCAGAGGCGCAGAAAAGGGATTAAATAGACCAGCTAGCCAGGGACTGTTTGTGTACGCCGTAAATTACAACGTGTTGAGAATCAAGGACGGTTTGGCAGGAATTTTATTCGGTAGTTAATGTATAGATGGGTAGAACTGTTCGTTTCGATCAGATTTTTGTGTCGAATATGGACGCTGATCCCACAGAACAGGATATTCTCACTACAGTACGGAGTATTATTACGAGTGAGATTGAAGCTGATGAAATTATAGTTGATCGTATCGGTATTGCTAACACAGTTCCGACAAAGAGTTTCTCTATCGGTGCAGATCTCTTTATGCAAAGTGGTCAAGAGGTCATTTTGGATGTCTCTAAAACTATTAAGACTTCACGCATGACCGTAACTGATAAGATTGGTGTTAAAACAGAAAATCCAGTCAATGATTTCCAAGTTGGTGATAACCAGGAATTCTTTATCAGTTTAGATAATCGTGATTTAGTCACTGTAAATGGTAACATTTTTACATCTAATTTATCATTTACAAATGATCTTGAACTTGTTAATAAATTTAAGGTGAGTAATAGCGATTCAAACGTTCTCGAAGTTACCGGCAATACATTCACAACTAACGTAGACGTGGGAAAGTTCCTGACCGTGGGTAACGAAGTCGACCCAGATACGGATTCTAATGTGGCCGTATTTGAAAATGGTAATGTTGTCGTCAAGAATGGTGTGCTTCGGATTTTTGGAAACACTGAAATGGTTGGTAACTTATCCATCACAGAAATTCCAGATTATTTGGAAGTAAACAGTCTTGTCATATCAAATGCCGTCATTCAAATGGCTACAGATCCAACAAATAGTGGCGCATTCGCAGGAAATGATGGAAATTATGATATGGCCACATTGATGGTTCAAAATGCGGGAGATGCTAACGTGTTTTTTGGATACACACAAAGTGACGATAGAATGAAATTGGGTCGCACATTCGGTGGACCTCTCACTCAAACCTTTACGATTGATCCCGCGACTACGACGAATCTTCAAATTTTTGGTGAATTATACGCACAAAATAATGTGGGTATAGCCAACACGTCCCCAGAATATAGTCTTTCCGTAGGTTCAAATGTATACGTGAATGATACCGCAACATCATCTGCGAATGTTTTACATGCCAATGGATATGGGTATTTTAAGGGTATGCGAATAGGGGATGACGGACTCACTGTAGGTAGTCTTATTACACTGGATGCAGATGCGGCGATACCGATGGTGGTGACATCCACTATCCAAGCCCATAGTATTCAAACAACTGGTAATGCACCAACGGGTATAGCCAATACAAATCCAACTGATACATTTTCAGTTGGTGATGAATTTTTCATAAATACAGCTTCCACTGCCGCGAATACATTAACAATCCGAGGTAATACAGTTACAAATCGTCTCATCACACAATCTATCCGTGTTCAGGATTTCATTGAGGTTGAAGGTGATTCAGGAATTACATCGACCGCGAATGTACTCGTTCACGCCGACACAGATGATGGTGACTCCGTTTCAAATGCAGTAGTTCTCAAAGCTGGACCACTCACGGCAAACATAAGTGCGATTGAGATATATGGTGCCAAAACTTCAGCCAGTGGTCAAAATATCCGATTCTTTACCAAAAATACTGAGAGAATACGTGTAGCATCTAATGGATATGTTGGTATATCCAATACAAATCCAAGTGAACATTTAACCATTGATGGTAATCTTAAAATCAATGGAAGTAACGCGGCGATATTTGGTAACACTGAAACGAATATGAAGATATTCACGAGTCCAGTGACAAAAGAAACTCGAATCGAAAATATTGTTGGGAGTGGTAAAGGTATCAACTTTTTTGCGAGTACGACCGCATCCATGGGCACACCGGCACTGACCGTTTTAGAAACGAGTAATGTTGGTGTGGGTACTTCGGTACCTCAGGGGCGTTTCCATGTTTCCGGTGGTACAGCCTTTATTAATGATCAGGTTGTTAATCGAAACGGTCTGAGTCACCTCGGAACTCCACTGGTAGTTACCAATACTTCCCCAGTTACGAGCTCATCCGATTTCAAAAATGTCATGCAACTCACGCGTGAAGGTGGTACAGATGGACAACATGGTGTTCGGGGTGTTTTCCAGATGGGTAAACACGGGACCGCTTCAGGAACAGCTCGTTCTCAATTGAATCTTTCCTTGGCGGGTGATGATTATAATACCCCGAACCATGTGATGACATGGCGAAGTAACAAGCGTGTAGGAATTGGTACAACGACACCAGCGTCACATTTAGAAATTATCACGAGTGGAATAGGAAATTCATTAACCAATGGTGTTCTCGTGCATAGTGAAAAGATTAACAATATCGCAGATGACGCCATCGTAGCTATGAGGGCTGATACTACAAGTTCAAACGCATTTGCTTCGTTTATTCAAGCTGATAGCGGTAACCCCACTGGATATTCCATGGGTGTAACAGGGTCCGATGGTGACTTCAGACTTACCAAAAATCCAAATGTGATTAATGATTCAACGAAGAGTCGGATCTTTATTGACGGTCCTTCAGGTAATATGGGGATAGGAACAGATGTACCCCGAGGTAAATTAGAGGTTAATGGCGATGTTGTCATAGGAAACCAACTCACATTTGGTGGTATATCTGGTGATGAATTTGGTAACTGTATTATAAAGGAACAGTTATATTCCACAGCAAACCAGGGTAGGACTGAACTTTTAATATTCAAGGGTAATGAACGTTCCGGTTTAGGTCCAGATCGTATCCGCTTGGTCGCAGCGGAACATGTTTTTGAAACATTTCCACTCGTACCTGGTTTAACTACTGAAAATGCACGTAATAATATAATAGCCGATAATGCGAGTAGTAGTGGGTTTAAAAGTTTGGTAATCGCGGAATCTGGTCGTGTTCTTATCGGAACAACAGATGAATCAGGTTTAGCTTCAGATGTTAAGTTTTTCTGTAATGGTGGTTTTGAGTTCCCTTCGGGTGAAAAGATTAAAAC